GAGCTATGAACTATCAGGAGCAGGGCAGGAAGAGGCTTGCTTTGAATCTTGCTGATACCCGTCTTGATGAGATATCGGCAGATGGCAATGTCAATTTAGACACTGAAATGGATGAGTTTCTATGAGAACAGATATTGATAATCTTGGTGGTGCTGGGGCTTATATCGAAAAGCCTTTTCAACAAGTAGTTACAGTTATATCGGACGGCACTATAAGAGTTCGTTGTACAACATCGAATGCTGGTGAGTATTATCGCTATACCTTGGCTGATGGAGTTTAGTAATGAATAACGTACAATTCAAGGCTAGGTATCGTGGCATCATCGCACAGAAGTATTTGGACGAGAATGATCGTATCACGATTACAGATGTCTGGCAGATATTGGACGCAACCCAGAAGCAGCAAATGAATCGGCTCGTTGAGCGTAAGGACTGGAGTCGGTTTGGCAAAGCGGTAGAAACTGTGCGCAAGAATATTGCAATCGCCCAAGCTGATGCACGTATCGACGTGATAGTTGCAGATGGCGCGGTTTCAATTCTGAATGAGCTGGATGAGATTATAGAATAGTTCGATGGCTACCAAGGAACGCCTAGTAATTGAGAGTATGTTCAGCATTGCTGACAAGAGTGGCAACGATGTGCCATTCAAACTCAACGTTAGTCAGGCGGCCCTTGATACGGAACTCACGGGGCGGGATATAATACCCAAGGCGCGGCAAGAGGGCATCAGTAGTTATTACCTCGCACGGTATACTGCAGCCTGCTTGAGTCGTCGCAACACCAGGGCAGTCGTCATATCTCACGACACGCTGTCCACTCAAAGGATGCTCGACAAGGTACATTACTTCCTCGACAATATACGCGGCCCAAAGGCGGTGATAAAGAACAGCTCGCGGAACGAGATTACCTTTGGTAAGACAGGTTCCAAGTTTTACATTGGTACGGCTGGTGCGAAGAAGTTTGGACGTGGTGATACAATTACACATCTTCATTGCTCAGAGGTAGCATTCTGGGAAAACCCACTGGTGCTACTCACTGGTCTGTTTCAAGCAGTACCGAAGGATGGAGAAATTGCTCTTGAGTCGACTGGCAACGGTGTTGGGAACTATTATCATCGTGCCTGTATGCGCGCTGCTTCTGGTCAAAGTCGTTATCGTATGCACTTCTTTAATTGGATCAATTTTCCTGAGTATAGTCTCGATCTAGATCAGGCACAACAAGATGCGATCATGGCCAATCTGATTGAAGACTTCGAGGAGGTAGAACTTGTTGAGAATTATAATCTGACCGCTGGGCAACTTGCATGGCGTAGAGATAAGCTTGAGGAGCTTGACTATGACATGGCGCAGTTCAAACAGGAATATCCGATCACGCTCGACGAGTGCTTCCAATCAGGCGGACGGAGCATCTTCAACCGGGTCAACTATGTTCAGACTCCGGACTGGCGAAGACAAGACTTCAACTTCCACTACATGGAAGGGCATCCTAATATTAATTACACTTACGCTATTGGTGCTGATGTGGCTGGCGGCATTGGTGGTAAGTCAGTAGATAAGAATGAAAAAGGTGATAGTGATGGCGACAGAAGTGTTGCACAGATCATCTGTTTGGAGAAGATGGAGCAGGTTGGAGAATGGGTAAGTAATAAAATTGAACCGGACGCCTTTGGTCGCAAACTAGGTGCCCTGGGTAAGATGTTCCATGATGCTTACATCGTTGTGGAAGCTAATAATCACGGCATCTTGACCATCAATGAACTCCTGGCGTGCTATGATCAAAGCTTGGTGCACAGGCGATCAGGTCATCGCACATCTGAGATCGTTGATAGACTTGCGACTTATGGCGTCCGCACTACATCGAGAAGCAAACCGTATATTATGGGCGAACTGAGGAAGTCCCTTATCTACGATTTGCTAATCCATAGTCCAGTACTAAAGGGCGAGCTGGATACATACATCGAACACGAGACCGGAAAACTCGGGGCAATTAATGGCTGTTTCGATGACAGAGTAATGGCACTGGCGATGGCTAATGCTGGGCTGGAAAAAGCAGCCATGTATGTAGAGTCCAAGCGGGAGCAGGTCAAGGCGTTAGTCTATGATCCTTTCGCGTTGGATGGCATAGTAGATGAGTTGACAAGCAAACGTGGGCATTGGCCCATATCTAGTCAAGTACAACACTGAGTAGGAAGCGATGAAAATACTTATACTTTCAAAAGATTCAACTTGCATTGGTCTAGCCCATCGGATGTCCGATGAGGGACATGATGTACACGTGTTTATTCAGGACGTCAGGTATTCACCAGCCGGGCTGGGGTTGGTGACACGAGTCGCAGCCTGGCGTCCTGTTCTTAATGAATCAGATCTAGTGGTCTGTGCCACGGAAGGGTTCGGTCAGCATGCGAAAGTCCTACGTGGTAATGGTCGTCCTGTGTTTGGTTGTAATCGTACTACAGATATGCTTGAGCGAGATGAGGACAAGCAGAAGGAATTTCTTACCATCTGTGGACTCGGTGAAGGACCAGAGAGAGCTAATGGACACGAGCCACTTGAGATGAGTCTTGTGTCGTTGTTCAACGGGCACTCATGGCTCACACCGAGTATGTTCAGCTTCGAGAGTACGAAATTATTCCCAGGAGATCTTGGACCAAACGTGCGCAGCATGGGCACTGTGTTGACTGTCGCACGAAGGTCTAATCCTATCACGAAGCGTTGTCTAAATGCTGTGGAGAAACCACTTAGCAAGTTAGGCTACAAGGGCTTTGTAGAATTCAATCTGATGGTTGGTCCAGACTATATTGATGTCACTGGCTTGACTATGCATCCCACGATGGATGTCATATATGCTATGTACGAAGGACTCAAGGAGCCAATCACAAACGTTTTATTTGGTGTGGCGGCCTCGGTACAGCAACGACTAGAACTTTCTAACGATTATCTAATATCAATCAGAGCTAGTTTGCCACCGTGGCCGTTCACCTCTATTGTAGAAGGGAAGCCTATCGCGTTGGATATTGCTGAAGGTGCCCTGAAACACCTGTACTTTAACAACGTGCAGAAGAATGCACAGAATTACTATTATATGCCTTCCGATGGAGTGCTGTTAAATTCTTGCGCGATTGGCCGAGATGTACAGGAAGCACGAAGACGGGCATACCGAACCTTGCGGGGTCTTGATGTAGATTCCCTCCAATATCGCGAAGACATTGGCACGCGGGTACCTACTGCAATGACAAAACTGCGGGAGTATAATTACCTATGAGTGGGTATATTAAGAGTAAGCCTGATGTTTCCTGGTGGCTAACACAGGTTCGGAAGGGCATCAATTATCGGAAGGAGTATGCCAAAGAGACGCAGTGGGCAACTTGGCGTTCATACTACCGTGGTAATTGGCGCGCAGGCGTAATGCCTAGCAACATCTATTTCAAGATGCTGCGGACAGTCGTGCCCCGGGTGTACTTTCGCAACCCGAGTGTGAGCATCACATCTACTAAGCCTGGCCTAGAAAATATGGCCTTTGCTCAGTTGCTTGAACGCGTCGATAATAAGATGATGCGTCAGATGAAGATGAAGAACACACTTAAGATGGCAGTGCAAAAAGCTTTTATGTTCGGTACAGGTGTGTGTAAGCTAGGCTTTGGCGCAGAGTTCACGCCGAATTTGCCGCCCGGCTTTAGTGTCACAGAACCTATGGGTAAGAATGGTCAAGTGTTTGAATACAACTCCTTGGTGCGTGATAACATGCCGTGGGTGTCCAACACACATACGGGAAACTTTATCGTACCGAGTGGTTGCGAGAATATAAATAGTGCACGCTGGGTTGCTGAATGGTTTCGGAGGCCACTTGATGACGTGAAGCTGGACCCACGGTTGAAGCATACGGCTAACTTGACAGCGACTTCACGGAATAGGCTCACCTCTGCTGATGTATTCTCTAGCAAGGGGCGGCCCAAAGAATATACAGACATGATCGATTTGGTTGAGATTCGGGATAAGCAACGTGCCAAGGTTATGGTACTCGCACCCTATGCTACTGACCGCGTGCTGTTGGAGGATGTTGATGAGTTGCAGATGAATGGCACGGTTCCGTACTATGACCTGATATTCAATCACGATGATGAGGTATTCTGGGGTATACCTGATAGTGTCAACCTAGATTATCAGCAGCGTGAGATGAATGAAATTAAAACTCAGCAGATGAAGCACAGGCGGTTGACGCTTGTTAAGATTTTGGCCAAGAAAGGCGCACTTAGCCCCGACGAGATGATGAAGCTCGTGAGTGAGGATGTTGCACCTGTTGCTGAGGTCATAGGTGATCCATTGTCCGATGTTGTGTGGCGTGAAGGCAGCATACCATCTGATCTGTTTGCGGCAGAAAACGCTTTGCAGCGTGACGTACAAGAGACGATGGGTTTCGGACGGAATCAGTTCGGAGAGTATGCAGAAGGCTCTGCTGATAGGACAGCACATGAAGCTGAGATCGTCAAGATGGCGAGTGAGATCAGGGTCGACGAGCGACGTGATATGGTCGCGGATATGATCGTGGACATAGTGAGTGATATGAATCACATACTATTCAGACACTGGACGCAGGAGGAAGTAGTTGACGTGATTGGTCCAATGGGCGTACCATTGTGGATCAAGTTCACTCCAGCAATGCTGAAGCAGGGACAGTACGAAGTTAAGGTTGACCCGGACAGCTCATTGCCAGAAACTAAACAGTTGAGAGAGCAAAAGGCTATTGGTATGTACAACGTGTTGAAGGAAAACCCTTTGATTGATCCCATGCAGCTTACGCAATATTTGCTCCACGAGATTCATGGTGTACAGTTTGACTCAATGATGCGTGGTATGCCATCGGGTATAGGTAGTCAACAACAGCCTATG